TCAACAATACTCCGGCATCCTGCAGCATCCACTCGATAAAGCATCCATAACCGGATGTAGGATCATTAACGAATACCTGTGTGACATCGTATTTACCCACGCAGCACTAGCAGCAGAAACCTCCCTACTTCCTGTGATAACTTCCTTCATGACTTGCTCCATCTTGCCGTCCATCATGCGCTGTAAGTGTGCTGGAACTTCACTGCCTGTGTGTGCCCGTAACACGATGTGTGGTTCACCATCTACCACTGTGATGTGGTCAACAAGTTGTAACACGACTGCCCTCTTACGTTGGAAGGTCACTGGATCATCTTGTCCGGCAATGTCAGTGTACTCAGACAGGACTTCCATGGCCACACTGATGTTTGTCAGGTGCTGCTGTTGTGCGTGCATCGAGATACGTTTGGCTTCAAGCTGCGTTGTTAGTTCTTCTATTAAATTGTCAATGCGCTCCACTGCCATACTGTATGCCTTTGCTGATAGGTCACCATTCACGTAATCTGATTCAACCCTGTTTAACTTTGCTTTGTTCTCGTCCAATTGTAACTCCATTGTTGATATCTCAGCACCCTTGGTCTCACCAAACGTGGACAGATATCCAACAGCCAGTTCAACAGCTTCCTGTTTGTCCGTTGTCGTGAACATACCTTGTAGCTCGCTTAACACTTGATGCTCTATGTCTTCCTTGCGTAACCGTGTTGGATTATCACATTCAGTGTTGGAGCATACATAGTATCGGAATGACTTACCCGACTTCCTGACACCGGAATCTTTCGTCTTGGTCTGTGACCCACAGTGTGTACATTTGATGACCCCGCTCAGCAACCACGATGTAGCCATTTGCTTGGGTGAGACTTTTGTGGATCGTTTCTGTTCCATCCGTTCAATGATCTTGTACCAAACGTCCAGGGGTACGATCTCCTTCAATAATGGTGTCTCCTGTAGTGTCCATTCTCTTGGTGGTCTGCGTGACACTTTGGGTTTGCCGTCAGCATCGTAATACCGATTGAGAACACCATTCGCCAATCGTCCACAGATCGTAGGATTCTTGAGTAAGTTGCGGACATTCTCCTTGTCCCACTTATCACTCCTTCCATGACCTTTCTTGCCCTTGGTGAACGAGATACCTTCTTCATTCAACTCTTTGGCAATGACCACCGTACCTTTGTTCTCGTTCATGTACTTGTGTATGATGGACAACCACACACGAATCTCTTCCTCGATCTCGACGATTTTCTCTTCTTCAGCGTTCCATCTGAACCCGTAAGGTAGTTCACCGCCTGCAAACTTGCCGGTTGCTCTCTGGTTCTCTTTGACGGCACGGATACGTTCCTTGGTATTGGATATCTCCATCTCAGCAACAGAAGCTAGGATCTGCCTTGTCAGCTTGTCAGCCGATGATGCTTGGTTCAACTTCTTGTCACCGGATATGTCCCACACTGGAACACCTATTCGGTCCATCTGGTTATAGATCGTTTCCGACTCTTCCACCTTACGAGCGAGACGGTCATACTTGAACGTGACTATTAGATCCAGTTGGCCCTTCCTGGCTTCACTCATCATCTTACCTAAACCATGCCGCATGTGCATAGGTATCTTATCGGCAGATATACCCTCATCGCTGAACATTGTGATCACAGCGTTTGGATGATTCTGTTGAATCCACTGCTTGCATTTGAACAATTGACCGTCCAAACCTTCACCGTTCTTGGCTTGCTCGTCGGATGATACACGTAGATATATGGCAATCCTAAGAATAGTATCCCGCAGTTGGTTTTTTGACTGTAACATTAGTTCGTCACCCCTCCTATAAATTAGTATAATCGTACCACGAACTGGACATGGTGACAAACAAAAAGACGAGGATCATTCCCCGTCTTTGACCTTCTCAGAAATAGGATGGGCAGCTTCTCTCTTCTTTGCTTGGTAGCGACTAACAATGATGTCAGCCAACATGTATTTGAGAGATTCCTGCTGCTCTGGTTGAAGTTTGCCAATGATCATTGAGCCACCTCCTTTTCCGTTATAGTGCCATTCTTTACCATATAATATTCAATTTTCTCGGCAACATCTACGATATCACTGCCCCAAGCTGTCAGTTCATCGTCCATCGTTTGATTACAGAACTCCCACATGAGCAATGTCGGGGACAGTTCCTGGGGGTCACCTTTACATCTGCTGCTCGTTCCTGTGCTAAGTTCGTGGGCTACCTTTTCAATTCGTTGCAATACTTGGTTCATTGGTTGCCACCTCCTAGCTTTGATAAGCATTCACGAGCAATCTGTCCCATGTCATGTTGCATACGAGTAATGTGGGAATCTTCAAGCTGTATTTCATGATTCCAGTAACTCGCATACCACTTCACACACTCCACCAGCGCGGCATTGTCGGATTTAAGCTGTTCGTTTTCCTCACTAATTTTGAGGATACGAAGCCCGTAATCCTTCTCTAGAATCCGTAGAACAGTGAGTTCTTGTTTGAGTTCATAAATGTCAAGTTGGAGTAACACGATTTCTGCTCTGGCGTCCACTAGTTCTGCGCTCACGCTTATCAAACTCATATGTCAATTCCTCCTAGTTAAAAGTGCTTGCAGGTGGTAGTTTGGAACCCCTTACCTTGAGTGCGAAGGTTTCGCCATCTTCATCAACCTGTTGCTGTTTAATCTCGAACATAGCAGCCCTTTTCAATAGTCTGCGGATGTGCTTGGGAACGGTGCTGTAAATGGTGTACAAGCGAGTTGCCTGTTCCCAGACGATTGTGGTCTCTTGCTCGATCACTGGATAGCTCATCGTTTTGCACCCATCCTTCCTTTGGTTTGTTCTGCGTATAACCAATCCAACCACTCTTCACGCTCTTTCACGCGACCACGGCATTTAAAGCAAATGGCAAACCCAATTCCCGTGAACCTGATGGTCTTAGACCTACTGCTTTTGAAACCACAAGCCAAACATTCATATTTTTTAGGTGCTTTTGTCATATATCTAATCTCCCTTTAATTTCGAATTTAACGTGCTGTCTACCAAACTCGTAAGCATCGTCACGGCTCTGGTACACGATGTCAAAGTGGTTGCCCTTTACTGCACCACCTCTGTCCATCACGATGCCGTGGATGGTTCTACCGCTCTCCAGAGTGATGTCAACGAGTGTACCGAACTTGTATCTCTTATCGCTGGCAAGGATGTGATAGCCCTTGAACTTGATACCATTGTCCAGGTCGTATCCGGCTGCTGTCACACCTGTCTCACCATTCATCGTGTCTTTGCAGTTGCAGTAAGCTGTTGCCACCCCTGTCACTGAGACCGTGACCTTTTTGGAATGCTGCTTAACTTTCTTCGTGATCTTGACTGGTACGGTCTTAATTGGTGTCACATACGGGACAGTGACTAAATCGGGTTGGTCAGGTGCTGTTGCAATACTATGGAACAGAAGGGAGCAGCCTATCACCACTCCCAATGTCACCATCTTAGAGCGGAAAGTCATCGACAATAGGTCTTCTTTCCTGTGGTGTCCCGTTGACCAAACAATTGATGAACCGTGCGACATTGATTTCCAGTTCCTCGCGTGTACCGCTGTTGCCAATGATGTAGTCCCAGTCAATCTGCCATAGTTCTTGCTCAGATGTGTTGACCTTGTGGAACGTCTCACCTTCAGCTGCACGATCACGGCGAACCTCGTCTTTAGTACTGACACAGACAATAGCGAATCCATTCTCACGACACCACTGAGCTTCATTGGGCATTCTAACGTCCGTGATGATGATACCTGCACCAGAACATTCCCACATGGAGAACGACTTTGCTAGTTTGTTGATCCATACGTTCTCATCGATCTCACGCATAGACATTCCGAACTTCTCGTAACCGTCACGGGGCTTTGGAATGCGTGGAACATTTGGGAACGTATCGTGGAACATATTCTTCATTTCGTCTGCAAATGATAGTGTTACAATTGGTGGGCACAGCTCTTGGATGATTGATGCAACCGTATCCTTGCCCGACCTGGCGTATCCGACCAAAGCTATCTTCATACTTGGTCACCCTCCGTAACAGGCTCGACATCGTACCAACCAACCATCCACCAATCAGATCCGTCGAGGTGTTTACAAGAGTCAACCCCGTGTTCACAGGCGTCAGTGACCCTCACAATTTCACCAATTTCGAAACCATGGCACGCACGGTTGCCCACCACTTTGACCAAGTCTCCAACATTAATTTTCAATTTCGTTTCCTCCTCGTTTATGGTCTACACCCGTGTAATCACAAACGGCTGCCGATTTTCACAATGGACAAAAAAAATCCCCCACGGTTAAGTGAGGGAACTGAAAGTATTACTGAACACTGGACTTGATTTTTAGTCAGGCTTGGAATGTTATTTCGTCGTTACGAGTCTCAACTTTCCTTTTTCAAATTGAATAGATAGATGATTTACGCTACCATAATCATCAACCGAAAATACACGATTAATCTCAATGTCATCTTCAAGACCACCCGCCGTTGCTAAATTTCCAGCATGTCTTATGATTGAGCGTTCATCGTGGAACACTGTCATGGATTCTTGGTTGTAATCACTTTTGTTTGAACTACAATATAAACTTTTGACATTTGGACACTCTCCTCTATTTCTTCATGTAAACCTTAGCCGTCTTACCAACTACGAACTTCGCACCAACGATCCATCCACGCTCTGTCTCAAACGTTTCACGTAGGATCTTCTTGGATTGGACATTGACCCCGTTCTCTTCGGCCCAAGTCTGATACGTTTCATAGACTTCTGGCGGCCTTTTACCGAGAACTTCATGATCCTTGGATTCACGGATAAATGTGAGTGTACCGTTGTTCTCTTCGTGATAGGCTGCGTTGTAGTCGTTGACCTTCTGTGATTCAGTGAAAGCAGCATTTTCGTACAAGGAGTAATATCCTTCGACCATCAGCTTGACCCAATATTCCAATGCTTCTGGCGTGGTCAGTTTGCTGATGAACCGTGGATCTTTCTTCTCGATTGTGCCAAACATTGGACACCATATGACCCTGCGCTGGTAACTTTCGCCCTTCTCAAAGCTCTTGAGCAAGTGATTGGAAGTGAATATCAGACTCGTTGTCACAATGACCTGTTTGGACTGCTTGTACAACTCACGGGACGAAACGTAATCACATGTGCTGATGTTCTTGAGTGCTTTCATCTGCTTCTCATCTATTGCTTTTTCCTCGATGTCATCGCCCAAATTAGCAAGCTTACCTCTCATTGAAGTGAAGTAGCTTTCCTTTGTCATCTCTTCTGGTGACAGTGAGCTGCAATTGTCGTTACCCAATATGCGTCTCAAGATGGTCAACATAGTACCCTTACCGTTACCACCGTTACCGATCCACACAAAGAACTTAGCCAGCTGCCTTTTGAATTCCGGGTCAGTGATCAATGTGTGGGCCATCGTCTCTAGAATGAGTTTGCGATAATCAGCATCACCCTCTGTCAAGAAGGTCAGGAAGTTTTCAACGGCTTCAACAGGTTCTGCGTCCTCGTTGTATTCCAAGTCAACATAGAACGGTGTGAAATCGCTTGAGTTAACTTCGATCCAACGACCATCGCGCAGGATACCGTTGTTGAATTTGATGTCAAAGCCGTATGCCGGTTCCTTTATGTTCTTGATGCGGTATTCCAGTTGGTTGATGACCTCGTCGATATAACGGATCTTCTGACCCTTCAAATGCTCCGCAATGGTTGTGGTGAACTCCTCGCCTGTCAAATACTTCTTACCATCGTACATATACAAATGGTCACTGTACTTGATGATCTTCAACTTGTTCATTAGCTGCACGGATACTTCATATTCGTTGTCCTTCTCGGCACGGATCTGTTCTTCCCGGCAAACTGTGGTGAACTCGTCATCCTCCATAGGAATGGCGAATATGTAGCTATTAATGAAGGACAGACACTTCTTCCAGTTGTTGACCGACATGATCTTGAATTTGTGAGCATACAGCTTCTGATTGCGTCCGTCACCGCTGTCCAAACCTTCAAGGGACTCGAGCTTGGTGCGGCTGTACAAGAAGTCAGGCAACTCCTCACGAACACCAACATTATCGATGGTTCTCAGGATACCTTTTCTTTTGATCGTGATGGCCTTGGTGTTGACAATGTGCTTGTATTCAGCATCGAATCCCAGGGGAGTTACATTGCGCGTACCACGGAATCCTTTAGGTTTGCGGAAATATAAATGACATCCTCTATCCGTCCAAACCACTTGCGTTTTGATGTCAAAGGCTTGGATCATCTTCTCAATCGTTTCTTTCGGCAGCGAGTCGATATCCACGATTAGGTCATCTGCTGTCAGGCAATATCCAGCATCGCGGAAAGCTTCGTGCATGGGCGATTGATCAGCGATCACAGATGCGTGTTTCTGGTCTTCCTTGAACTCGACGTACATAGTTTGTTACCACCTTCGCGTCAGTTGTGTCTTACACCCGTGTAATCACAAAGGGGTATCCATTTTCACAATTCATCTGAAATTTTTTTACGGAGCTTTATCGGATTGGGCAAAAACCGTTTGAAACGAGACAAAAAAGACCACCCTATTGGGCAGTCGGTTCTAAACTCTGTTGCATCGCTTGTAAATCTACTTCTTTGACGAACACACCGTTGATCATCTTGCCTTTCCTGTCCTTGATATCCTCGTATGCTATCTCAATGCACGTTTCAATGTCAGTCCCCATCTGCATACACAGAATGGTCATCACGACGAACATGTCACCAATCGAGTCAATGATCAATGGCATATTACTGCGCGCCATACCGGCACATAGTTCACCATACTCTTCGCCTAGTTTTAACATCTGCTTCACTGGATCAGCCGTGTGTAGGTTACGGTCAATAGCCCATTGTTCAATCTTCTTATTCATACGATATCTCTCCTCGATGATAGTAAATTATTGCCGATCATTTGTATCCGTGGCAGTCCATACGGAAGATCGAATCCTGTCGTGCCGTCGAAGCCTTTAAACTCTTTGGCGAAGTCAACGGTGTCGGCTATGTCAGGATGTCGTTCCTGCAGCTGAACCAATTCCCGTGACCACCTGTCAAAAGTGGCATCGTCAATGATTGATGTCATCCTCTGGTAATAGATGTAAGAATGAACAAGGATCTGATACCTTCGTTGCTTGATTCTGGAATAGATAACACCTGTGTCCATGTTCCGTCCTTTCTAAAATAAGAACACCCGTTCCTATTCGTTCGTTAGATTAGTGTAATCGAGTTGTCCGATTTTGTAAATATATTGATTACAACCACTTCTCCAATCGCTTTTCAATGACTTGGACATAGTGGTTCAGATCCACGATCCTATCAAACTTCTCAAGCTTGGACACATCATCGTTCCAGACGTACATTTTCTCAGGGCTGTCGGGGAAACTAACCAGTCCGTCATCCGTCCTTTTCTTGTATAGCCTGACCCCACCCTTCTTCCGTGTCGGGAAGATCCTGTTTATTTTCTGATATTTTTTGCCCTGCTCGTCATATGTGCCAAGGTATGTGCTGCCAGCTTGAAGGATGTACATATAAAGTTCTGGCTTGTCGAGGTTCTCTGTCAGCGTGTCAATGATGGACTTACCATAGACAACCTTGTCCACCAGGGCAATATCAAGGATACGTGCGCTGTTGTTACGGAAGAAGCTGTCGTAAGCGTAACGGGAAGTGTCGCCACCTTTGCACTTGATCTTGCCGTCCTTGGTGACACCGATGTAATTATTAACATCACGCTGCCAGAACTTCGAAAATGAATCCTCTTCCAGTTTCAGGTTGAAGTCCTCTTCCCACTGTTCCCAGATACCTTTGTAATCACCGTGAGCAATGAAGGCCACACCATCTGTGTTGAGCTGCACAATGGTTCCGACCTTGGAAAGTCGCTTGCCCAGTTCGTATAGAGCTATCTGTCCGTAAATACAAACCGAAAGTGCAGCCTTGGGGTTGTGGAGGTCAGAGTATTGATTTTTCAAAAGGCCATACACTGAGTTCAGCACCAGTTTCAAAGCATTGCTCTTGACAACATCAGTTTTTTTCACGGCGATCCGTTCAGCAAGAATGTTCCGATACTTGTCAGTGGCCTTACCCAATGCGTTGATCAGGAGAATAATATTTGGGTACATCGATTGGACATCGAGCAGCACAACATTTTCAAACACCTTCTCAGTCTTATGAACAGAGTGTAATCCTCCGAATCCAAACTCGATGTCATTGTCAAATTCGTGGATCGTGACCTTGCCTTTGTCATCCTTGGAGTTGAGCCACATATCACGGACCTCAGATGGTACAAGATCAAGCATCGATAGATCAGAGAAGTCATCACCGTTCAAGCGGATCTGTGACCACTTGGTCAGCTTCATTCCCTCGAGCAGCGCATTGGCGGACAGGGTTGTCGTTTGCCATCTTTGACCTTGACCGACCATCTCGACGAGTGATTCTTTCGGTTTGAAGTAGCTATTAATCCTCATCTTATAAATGGCTTTTGTCATTTCAACATCATAGGTACAATATTTGACAGATTCTCTGTATTCTTCTCCGGTTAATGGGCGGTCGATATCAAAGGGTACTGATGATTCGAGAATCATTTTACCCATGTTTGCTTCGATTTTCTTGAGTGACGGCATTGCTACGTCAATCTGTTGGGCTGTGTCCAAGCTATTGATATGGTATTTTGTCTTCTGTTTTACACCCCTAATGATAGCGTCATTCATTTCCTTGATCACCGACTGGTGGGAACCTTTCAACATGAGGTCTAGAATATGGTCATCGTAATGATACCCATTGTATGACACTAACGTATGACCTTTAATGTAATCTGCTAGCCCGTGGAAGTTGTTTTTATCGTGGAACAATTTCTTGTTACCATCCTCATCCATGAAAACAACGAAGCTGTCGAATTTGAATACCTCAATGTCATAATACAAATTACCCATTTTGATATCTCTCCTTTGTGATTGGGTCTACACCCGTGTAATCACAAGAGGTCGTTCATTTTCACAATGGGTCACAAAAGAAAAAACCCTACCGTATTTGGTAGGGGGTTGGTCAGTTAATCCCACATCGATTTTTCTTCACCGTACAACCTTCGCAGCTCGTCAAAAGCTCTGGCATCTTTGTCAGCTTGGTTGGACAGTTCGTACAAGAGACAATCTACGGTCATCCGTTTCAACTTCTGCCCAGTAGTTCTCCATTCGACTGCCGGTGTGCCAAAGTATTCGAAAGCAACGTCCCACAGTTCTGGATCTTGAGCATGAACCAGTGCCCACATTCCTTTGACAACTTTGAACGTGTTACCTTGAGCACCCTTCTGGAAGATACGCTGGTTGAAGAATGATTGCATCAGTGTCAAGAAGTTGAATTGGTATGCGAACGGATTCATCTTGGCTGCAACAGGCATTGCTGATCTAGCTACTTGGGGTGTCTCTCCATTAAGTAAAAGTGCCTTGTATTGATTCATTGAGCCGATGACCGCTTGCTCTACATACAAAGGATCTTTAACCTTGTCTGAAGGAAGCGTGTAATCATTGCTTGTCAACGCCCTGTTCCCACCAGCAGCTCTCATGTTACGAGTCGTGTAAGTAACCAGATGATCATAAACCTCTTTGCTCACATCGATGAACTCGAACTCAACATGTTCACCACGGAAGATCTCTGGTACATGACCTTTCTTGATGATGGACAACGGTCTTCTGATATTGTCGCGGTCAGGTTTGCCCAAATAGATGGCAGCATTCCGTGCAAGGTTGGTGCGGTCTGGGTCAGAGTATCGGGTCATTCGGATGGTGAACGTATCACCTTTGTATTCCGTAATCATTCCGTCACCTCATACACTCGAATGATTTTGTCTCTGGCAAACAATGTAGAACTTCCGTCAGTGGATAGGCTTAAATAGAAAGGTGCTTTTATCAATTCCCTACAGAATTGTTCAAACGTTTGTCCTGAGATCGTCACTTCTGTTGACTTATTGTCAACAAGATCAATTATGATTTTCATTATTCGATCTCCTCTATTGTTGTGGTCGATAACTGGGCAACTTCGATCTTCGCTTCGGTCTGCCAGTACCGTTCCTCTTTCGCGTACTTCCGTGCTTGCTCTACCGTCTTGTAACATTTGATGTGTCCGTTCCTTTTCAGAGGGTGACCGTCAATCATGATTAGATAAATCATTGAACCACCTCCTTCAATTCTTTAATAGCGCGGCGGGCAATGGCGACATGGGTGATCACAGTTCTCATATCTGTTCTCATATTGCTGTTGTAACCACTACGGCGAATGTGGTGCAGTTCATCAATCAGAGTGAGCATGATTTCTTCCACGTTCTCTTTACTGAATGTCATTTCTTCCATCACTGGCTTACAATTTGGACAATTCTTTCCCAGATGGTTTTCACAGTTCATCGTCGATTCCCCCAGTAGTTTTATGAGTAAGATTAGGTCAGGCTCGTCCCAGTTTGTTGCGTCGATGTACATTACAGATCATCAAATCCATTGTCCTCATCCGTTTTCGTATACTGTCTGGACTTACCTTCAAAGAAGTCTTGCTTGCTTGAATCGATATCTTCGAAGTATCTAATCCACTTCATGTTGTTCTGGGCATTTGGGTACAGCTTCTCAGTGAATCCCAATTGAGCAAGACGTTTGTTAGCAGTGAACTTGACATACTCTTCAAGGTCATGACCATCTATACCATCGAACTTGTTACCGATGATGTAATGACTCCACTTGATTTCGAGTCGGACAGCTTCTTCAAAGGTGTCGTACACGAACTCCTGTAATTCAGCCGTGACCAGAGTCGGATTCTCGACCAGAATTTCTTTGAAGATATTGGTGAATAATAGAACGTGCAGCTGTTCATCGCGATTGATGTAGTTGATCATCTGTGAACTGGCAGTCATCTTCCCCTGTCGTGCCAAATCATAGAAGAATGCAAAGCTTGCAAAGAAAAATAATCCTTCCAAAATGACATCGAAAATAAGTGATCTCAGCATTGTTTCTGGGGTCATCTCTTCCGTGAAGGACTCATAACCTTTTGCAATGAAGTCGTTCCTCTCACGCAATACGGCATCCGTTTTCCAGTACTCGAATATCTCCTCTTGCTCACTCTTTGAAACAAGGCTGGACAATACATATGAATAAGAATGGTTATGAACTACTTCCTGTTGTGCCAGGATGATCATCAGCGCATTGACAGAAGAGTCAGTGATGTATCCAGCAATTTTAGAACTATAATCGGTTTGTACCGAATCAAGGAAAGCTAGTAGCCCGATGATCTTGGCGAAGGAATCTTGCTCCGTCTTGGTCAGCTCTTGCCATGTCTTGATATCAGCACCCATGTTTATTTCGAAGGGTGTCCAGAAGTTGCCAAGCATGTTCTTGTACAGCGGGTACGCCCACGGATAGCGGACATCGTCCCAGTTGAGGACATTGGAACTCCGACCATTGATCATTCCCGTTGATTTATTTGGAGCAGTTACATCGTAAAGTTTTCGTTTTTGTAGTGAATCGGTCTTCATATCGTTCCTCCTAAGTAATTTGCAAGGTAGTGTGTCACCCGTGTAATCACAACTACCCTGCCTTTTTCACAATTGATTTTACAAATTAAATACTAATCAACTACTAACTAGAGCAAGATTCACAAGCTTCAAGTTCCTTTTGCGATTGAGAGCGAGTGTAGTAGGTCGTTTTCAGATCCGACTTCCACGCGGCCATGTGCAGTTCAAGAAGATCTTTAGCCTTTATCGTAGGCAGGACATACAGATTGAAGCTGATGGCTTGATCAATGTGTCGCTGTCTCTTTGCGTTCTGTTTGATCGACCAGTGTTGGTCAATGTTCCATGCCGACTTGTACAACCAAGTGGTATCATCGTTCAGATCTGGCACGATGGTTACTGTCTTCATACCGTTCTTCTCTTCTGCATACGCTTTGCTGAAGATTGGATCGATGCTTGCTGTACTACCGGCAATGGCTGCTGTACTCATGTTAGGAGCGACTGCCATCAGATGACCATTACGGATACCATTATGATGAACATAGAACCTGAGCGTTTTCCACCGTTCGCTATCGTATCCACGGCGATCAAAGTACTCACCAGTGTCCCATTCACTACCTTCAAACTTCGGATACCATCCTTTTTCACACGACAGTTCCATTGAAGCTTTGATGGTCAGGAATGCAATCTCTTCATATAACTCATCACAGTATTGGACAGCTTCGTCCGACTCCCATTTCAATCCCTTGAGCACTCGCAGATGATCCCAACCAAACGTGCCCAAACCAATGGCTCTGTACTTGCGGTTCGTTGCCACAGCTTGTAACACTTCAATCTTGGAATCATTGATCTCGATGATGTTGTCTAACATGCGGACTTGGATTGTGATGAGTCGTTCCAGTACATCGTCAATGACTGCCCGTGCCAGGTTAATCGAGGACAGGTTGCAGACAACGAAGTCGCCAGCCTTTTTACGAGTCGTGATGATACCGTCCTCTTCTGTCTCAGTCAGGATAACCGTTGCCGATTGGTTCTGGGTGATCTCGGTACACAGGTTGGAACAGTAGATCATACCTGCATGTTTGTTTGGGTTTGCACGGTTCACTGCATCACGATAGAAATGGTAAGGAGTGCCTGTTTCCAGTTCGGATTTCAACATGCGTTTCATAACGTCAATGGCATTTACACGAACCTTGCTCAGATCAGGATGGTTCACACAGTCCCAGTAACGGCTGCGGAATGTCCCACTACCTTTGCGTTCATCGAAACATTCTTCAAGGGAATAGCCCATGACTGTCTTGACTTCATGCGGATCGAACAGATACCACTCGCCCCTCTTATCGACTTGCTCCATGAAGAGGTCAGGCAAACACACGCCGGTGAAAATATCGTGAGCACGTTTTCTTTCATCACCGTTGTTCAATTTGAGATCAAGGAAACCCATGATGTCCTTGTGCCAAACGTCAAGGTAGACAGCGATGGCCCCAGATCGTGTGCCCAGTTGGTCAACAGATACGGCAGTGTTGTTCAGCTGCTTGATCCAAGGAATGATGCCAGAACTCTTACCCTTGAAACCTTTGATGTCAGATTTCAACGCACGAACCTTACCCATGTACACGCCAATACCACCACCACTTTTGCTGAGTGTGGCAACATCTGTGTTAGAGTCGTAAATCCCACGCAAGCTATCATCGACAGTATCAATGAAGCAAGACGATAGCTGACCAAACGATTTACCCGCATTAGCAAGTGTTGGTGTAGCGACTGTCATGTACAGATTGCTCAAGGCCCAGTATGATTCAGCGACGTAAGCAGCTCTTTTCTCAACCGGCTCATTGATATGGATGTGCATGGCAATGACCATGAACCGTTCCTGGGGAAGCTCATAGACAGAACCGTCATAACCAGAAGCCGTGTAGCGAGATGATAGTGACAGGACAGATGCATATGTGAGCAGCTTATCTTTGTCTGGGTCAATCATGTCTTCGAAGCTATATATCTCATCTTTCGAGTAACGGGCCAGTAAATCAGGTGTATAGATGCCCATGTTGGTCAACATCTTGATCAGGCTGTAGAAGCTACCATACTTCAGTTCGGGATCGTAACCACGATTGACAGAGGCTTGCTTGTACAGGTCACGAAGTTTGAACTCGGCTGCCACACCATCAAAGGTAGGTGTTTCAACTGCAACATTCTCCAGTGCAGTCATGAGCATCTTATTGGTGATGGATGTTGCTGCGATCTCTTCTTTGCTACCAATGTAACGGGATATGTTTGTGATGAATGAATCAACGTCCAGCTCTGGGAATCTTTTGAATGCGGATTGGATGAATCTGATAATGCGCGGTTGGTCAAAGGGAAGTCTGCGCTTACCCTCGTCTTTCAAAATGGTTGTCATCTTATTACCTCCGTGGTTTATGTTGAGGACTGTACCTCTCGCCCGTGTAATCACAGGTGGTCATTCATTTTCACAACGGCTGAATAAAAAAGTCCCCCAACCAGAACGGTCAGGGGCAAGAGTGGAAAAAGGTTATGAAGAAAAGTTCATCGCGACAGTCGTTCAAGTTCCCGATCAATTACGAGCAGGATGGCGATAATTATAATGGCTGTTATCATGCGTTGATGCCGTCGATTTTGATGCCAAGATGTAGGAGAATGTGCGAGATGGTGACCAGAGAAGTGTTTCGATGGTGGTCAGCTAAACTAGCTTGATTATCGTAATACTCCTTGACCTTCTCATGAGGAGTTTTCTCAACTTCCCACCCGTTGACCACAGCTGCAACAAACTTGTCAAAGCCCATGTCCTTGAGTGGTTTCAGATATTTGTTCCAGGTATGACCGTACTCGATATACTCTTTGATACATCTCTCAGTGTCACCATGTGCAGTAATCCATTCCAACTCTTTTGCTTCTACTGCCGATACTTTAACTTTGCTCATCGTCATCGTCCCCTATCGAATAATAAATTGGTTTAAGTTCTGTTGTGCAGCTTGGTTCATTTGGATCTCAAGTCGGGCATTGTCAGCATGTCTCAACAGGTCATTAGCTTTCTGACTCGCATCCTCTGCAAGTGCGTGAAGCTCGGTGTTGGCTTCCTCGAGTTGGTCATAAGCTTTTCCGAATAGTGCCAGAGCTGCAACGCCTTTCTCTTTAGCTGCTTGAAGCTTTTCATAATGGCTGAACACCCTTTTCAATAGTTTAAATTTCACGGTCAGTCTCCTTTTCGACATTGTTGATATGGATGTATTGTTTAATAATCCCGTCCTCGCAATGGAGGAAGTCATCATGAACGCCAGTTACTTTAACCGTGTCACCGATGTCGAAATAATGCCTAAGATTTCCACCGTCGTTACCAATCACTTTCACCTTGTCTCCAACCTTGTACATATCGTTTCCTCCTGGTTTTATTGGGAAGGGGCTGTTACACCCCTCGATTGATTACTTCTTCTTTGCTTTAGGAAATGGTTTGATATCGATGTAGATCGCATTGTTGCCAGCGAATTTCTTCACTTCGAACATCACAGTTTTCCCAATAAGATCTGCACCATCCTCTGCCTTGACTCCGAACTTTTCCTCGAATTTAGCAAGTTGTTTAGGTTTCTTTAGTGGATCGACAAAGTATGTGTCACCAACCTTCTTGCTGTAGCCCATGTTGTTGCGGTAAGTAGCACCCTCGTATTCAACGAAGATTCGAATGCCCTCGTCTTCAAGAGCGACCTCTGTGATCACACCAGACAGGATCTGCCCAACATCATCGGCTGTGAACTTGGCAATGTCTCGGACATTACTTTCTTCCAGACTGTTGAACTTCTCGTAACAATAGATGTCACGCTTCTGACCTACGGCTGCTTCCATGTGATCAAAGGATAGTTCAAAGTGTTTCTGCAAGGCTTCTTCAACCTTCGCTTCTTTCTCAGCATCGGCAACGAACTTACTAGTCTCTTTGTCGTATGCTTTCTTATTGAACGACACCTCGCGGATTTCACCCTGTTCTTTGTCAAGGAAAGTCAGCGTAACCTTTGCATCGTTGTAACCCACCTCTACCAGTTCAAGCTGTTCCAATTTAATCATGTCATTTCTCCTCTGCCACTTTGGGCTAATTAGTTTTGTTCTTCTAGCAGAATCCAAGTTCGATCATTGAAGTTCCTTTGAGCAGTGGCTTGCGTGTACTCGGTGATTCCCAATTCACACTTCTTGTCCCGCCATATGACCACAAACATGTTGTCAACGTATGCGACAGTGTATATCGTTGCTGAACCGGAGTGTCGGAAGCGGTCTCCTACCTTAACCTCTCGTTCAATTTTTTGCGAAAACTTGACCATTCTAATTCCGTCCCTTCACTGTGTTTTGAATTCAATACCAGACATTTTCAAGAATAGTTGTAATTGTGGCAGTGCGTTCTCATGGACTGAGAATGACACCCACTTGTTTTTAAGCGTGTCCGCTGTTGGTGTTACTACTGTTTGCTTTGGTAACGCATCGACCAGTGATAGGTTCTCAGCGTACCGTTCAAGTGACGCACCGTCTGTGCTTTGAATCACTTCAACTTCCTTCTTCCTTTGTTCCAACCATGCAGCCATCTCGATCTCTACCTTGTTCAAGGCGGTGGTCTTATTGAGATGTTGGGAAGTAATGAACCTGTCAGAAGTGAGGAAGAATAGTGTAGGGTAACGAACAATTCGTGCTTCAAACATTCCCTCGATGATCCGTCTCTTTTGCTGACGCTCCAACTCTTCCAACTCTCTGACCTTAACTCGAAGTTCATTATCACTCTCCTTGACCACGCTTGTGATCGATTTGATCTGCTTCTCAAACTCCATGTACGGCTCGAGCACTTCTTTCTTGATACGGATACGTTCCTGTTCCAAAGCGTCAACTCTCTTGTTCACCGCAGCCAGTAGGTTCTTGGTCCCCTTGATGGTCTCTTCATCGACTTCAACAGTGCGGATCAACTCAGCAAGCTCAACGGCTTCTGCCAACATTGATTCATATCCTTGAAACTGAATTGCACCTGCTTTCTGTACCGTAATGGCACTTCCATTCCAAACGCTTATCTCGCTCATGTTTCACCTCCTGTTGCTTACACCCGTGTAATCACAAACGGAGTGGATTCTTCACAACAGGAAGGTGAAAGTTTTATTTACCTTTAATCAAGTTCCGTAAGCTTTCGTGATCCAAGCCATATTCTTTCTTTACGTCCTTGTACACATCGGTCACAGCGTCATCGACAACCTTGACAGACTTCAACGTATCGTTGACCAAATCTTTCAATATCCCGAACATGCTGTCACCTCCTCGCAATCGTCTGCATCAATGTAGAAATCTCCATGAGGTCTAAAAGGTAATAGTACATAGTCAATCGTACCGTGCATGTTCTTTCTTGGCTCGACTTCAAACTCTTCTCCTATGTGTCTGGAGTACCAAGATTCTCTGTAACTTGATTGGATTATCTTGACTTTCATTTTCTTAATCATCTCTTCCTTTAATAGAATCTTGACGATTGGTGCAGCTCAACAAAGGTGCTGGCAGCCGATGCCCTATTCATGAAATAAAACAACTTGGCTTTTTCCGTGGACAGGTGACGCTTAGCACCGGCATAGACGTTGTATCCATATCGTGTGTCAAACTTCATGGTCTCGATCTTCTTTTCAGAATGGTTGCTCTCTATAAAGAAGTGGTCGTAAGTCTGGACAGGAGCGTTACGTAGATCAGCCGTGTCGGTCACATAGATGATCCGTTCACCATCCCAGACCCAGACATAGCCGTAAGTCACGACATCATGGATTGCTTTGAACGGTGTGAAAGTGATTCCGTCATCTTCAAACGGTATGCCCTCATTAATACATGTGATCGGATACTCGCTGTACACCTGGCACACTTCATAGTTGCCATAGATTTTGATGTGCGGAAACATGATGACAATGTTTTTCAGTGTGGCCTCTTTGATATGGTCGCTGTGTATGTGCGTGAGCAGCAACGTGGACACACCATACAGATGCTCCTTGATAGTCTTGAACGGGACACCGCAGTCGATCATGACATTCTCAATGATCACACAGTTACCCTTGCTGCCGGTCGATATGATTTTATACTCCAAATGATTTCACCTCCCCTGCCCGTGTAATCACAGACAAAGTGGATCGATCACAGTTAGAGTGGGCCACTGTTTCATTACCTTTCCTAATTACCTCAAGCAAATAGCAAAGCTTTAACCATAGAGCCATTCCCCTTTTACAGTACTCTATATAAATATATTAATTAAAAAAGTAGTAAGTTAGGTAATTTGGTAAGAACCCTTGGTATTACTGGCTTTTCTGACCCTCCATTTCCTAACCTGTTTCGACAAAAGGTAATGTGCTATCCGATAATGCGACATACGTCCTAATATTAGATATTGACCTGTTGCAATATCTTTGGTATGAGAACACTTTTCCCATACTTTGGCACTATGTAAGATATCACCCTAGTGATTATGCGGTATTATCAAAATGCAGTCTTTTGATAAAATACGAACACTGGTAAATAATTCCTGTATTCAGCAAAGTCTTTTGCATGGTATACTTTGTCTCTCAGTTCGACAGGCTTTGCAATTAGCCTAATAGAGCTGAAATACAAATTGCTAGGGGCAAAAGACAATGATGAACACTATTAACTACGGTAACAACAATGGTGAAAAGGTTTTGAACACTGGTGTACATACTACAAACAATGATGCAAAAGTCTTGAACAATGATGAACTGGTTGACGCAATCATGAGAGAATGTAAACGATCAGCTGCAACAGCCCGTGCCAAATACGGCCAAGGTAAGATGGCCGACCTCGAGGGAACACTCATCGCTCAGATCTGGGAAACGATTATGAAGAAGCCCTCCTCTTTCCACACCGTTATCTTCATTCGCCGGTTGATCAAGCAACGAACAGTTAACCACATCAAACGTGACCTGATGCCCCACAATAAAACAATCGTGTTCAGCATGTTGAAAGGTGCGGAGAAGGAACCAACCGGGGACACGTTGAACAGTGATGCTTATGAATGGGAAACGAACCTCCACGACAATGACACCAGGATCAACCAGATGGAACTGGGCAACGAACTGAAGACATTCTTGGGAACGCTTACAGACAAGCAACGTCAGATCCTTGAACTACATACTGCTGGGTACGGGAACAACGAGATCTGTGACATAGTCGGCTGCAGCGTCAACACACCAAAGAATACCTTGAAGACGGTTAAAGGACTTGCTATGTCCTTTGGGCTATAAACTTTGCACTAAGTCTTTTAAAGCATAATTGATAGGTTTTGTCATTGATACTATTTGACTATTGTGATTCATCCACTCGCTCTGTGATTACACGGGTGTAAGACACTCACGGGAAAGGAGCAGAGCGAGGTGATGACACAAACGGACAAGGAGTGGAACAGTCAATTTGATTTTACTTACATTGAAGACCATTATTTCCGCGAGAAGTTGGAAAGTGGATTGATCAGATACGCACCAGAAGATTGGACAGAGATGACACCAATCGATGAAAACAAACTATAAGGAGGAGTGCAACAATGCTTGAGAGACTTCTTGAAAATTGGCATCGGTATATCGAACAGAACAAAGATTTAAAAGAGGCTATCAAAGAAGGTTATGAGGTAGCTGCTTTTGACGAAGAAACTGGAATGATAATTTGCGTATCACTCGAAGACAGGGAATTGAAAGTCAAAATCGTAGAAGATGCCCACATCATTCCAAAGGAGGAAGAGTAAATGGTATCAGCAGTAATGGGAGTATTCATAGGGTGGTTGCTTGCCCTGATTGGATTAGACACGTTCTTGCACAACACGGTTGGTTTGGATCATCAAGGTTATTACATCTGTTGGTTCGCTAGTGGCGTTATCGGAGTGTTGATTAATCGATTCAAAGGATCGGTAACAAAATGAAGCAAGACTTGAGAATGAATCTTCGACGGTTCATGTTCCTTGCCTACGCGCTTCACCTGATGGATGCGGACATTGATGTCGATGAAGCCGGTTTGACCATTGAACAGTTCGAGAAGATGGACGAACTACTGGGTGAGTATCTGGCCCCGCAAGATGTTGAGGAAATGGAAGAAGAACTAATAGAAATTGTAAAGGAGCTAACCAAAGATGAATAAAGTACTTGCCGAATTTGGTGCATATGGATCTGCACTTGCAATGTTAGGATATAACACAAATGACTATTACTCGGAAGAGGACGCACGTATTGTCGGCAACATCATCGACAGCAGTTTAACATCAGAGGAAGAAGCAAAAGCCACTATTGACTATTATATTGCCCAATTCAAGTCCTCTGTTTCCACACTGGTGAAAGGAGTTCAAGATGCCGAACCAGATCAGTAAAGCTGGATTGCGGTTTATCCAAAACTTCGAGGGCTGTAGGTTAACTGCTTACAAGCCCGTTGCGGCTGAAAAGTATTGGACAATCGGATATGGACATTATGGACCAGATGTAAAGCAAGGACAGAAGATCACACAGAAGCAAGCGGACGATATGTTCTACAATGACATGCAGTCCTATGTCGCAGGTGTTAATGCTCTTGTCCATGTGCCGATAAATCAGAACCAGTTTGACGCTCTCGTATCATTTGCATATAACGTTGGGGTTGGTGGATTGCAGAGATCATCCTTGTTACTGTTCGTCAACTTAGGAAGCTTTATGGCTGCTGCTGATGAATTTCCAAAGTGGTGTCACGGTGCTGGTGGCGTAATGCTCCAGGGATTGTTGAATCGCAGGAACAAAGAACGGGCAGTCTTTCTGACACCTGTGGTCACAACCCCTGTTATAGGAGGTGACGATGATATGAAGTTAACTGACAAAGAGGTTGACGTAATCCTCAAAGCACTCAGTTTCCAGTGGGGTCAGACAAAGAACAAGATTGATCAAGGTGTGATCCACGCCGTTGCAGATCGTGTCCGCGAAGAATCAGGCAGACCAAAGCAGTAACAAAAAAGACCCCTTTCCTATTATGGATTGGGGTCTTCTTGTTTATCCTTTTTCCTGTTGGGCCGCAATATCTTGCAACACCTTGACCTCGATTTGCCCACTGTCAGCCATTACGTGACAAGCCTTGCAGAGCGATATCAGATTAGTGTTGACCAATCCCAGACGCATATCGTCTTCCAGTTTGACAATGTGATGCACCTCAATATTAAAGGCGTATTTGCCCATTGGCTTACAATGTTGGCACAATCCCTTGTCCCTTGTACGGATCTCGATTGATTTGTTCCTCCACACGCTACGTCCCCGAAAACGAGCTGCGTCAGTCATCTCCTTGACCCGTGAAGGTTTCCTTGGACATACGAATGATGTGTCATGATACCGACCACAATACTTGCACGATCTCATCATGGTAATTTCGTAACGTCTATGCCAGTCACCAAAGCTGTATGCCCTGTTGCATTAGGATGTAAACCATCAGACGTATATCCTGCTCTCCAGATTCCGCTGTTCCTTGCCGTTTCTGCCAAATCAGCAACCTCGAAATAGCCACTCAAAGGTGCTGGAAGTGTCCGTATCCAATCGTTTACCTGCACCCTCACAGCATTGGTAGCTTCTGGAGTTTGGTTTCCCGTTGTTGCCCAAGCATCTGTGGAAGTCGTTGCTGGCGTGATGGTGTTATGGAACACAGGAAGTCCAAGCTTGTCAAACATGTTCCACATGGTCAACAGGTCTGCTTTAACCTGAGCCAGTGTTCGGTTTGCTCTGATGTCGTTGATTCCGTAATTGGACACGACAAAGTCACAATGCTTCAATCTTTGTATACGGAACATGCGATTTGTTACCACATCGAAACCTTGAACCAATTCACTCGGACGAGCTATGACCATAAGCTTCCGCTTACTGTACAGGGCTGTCTGTGTGTATCCCATGTAGTCTCGAGAAGTTGTACTGTCACCTGTCCCCCACATGATGCTGTCCCCCACTAGTAATGCACTCTTCATGGGCTGACTTTTCACACTGATCCTGCCGATGATGGCAACAGGTTTGTAATACCCACCGTTGTCTGACACAATGGTAAGAGCACCACCTTCTGTAACATCTGCTCCAACATGTTTGCCCTCACCGTTGATCCAGTTAGAAGTACCTTTTACCCACTTCCTACTCGCCGCTACAGACACATAAGTTCGTGTGAAGAATGTAGCTGCTTTGGTAAGAGTGATTCCAATCTCATCGCTTGTCACGAAACCGCCACCATCGATGGTAACAGTCTTCAGTCCGTTGAACCTAATTGGGATCAGAACTCCCCCACCAAGATCGACGCTTGCCTTGATTGTGATTGGGTCAGGGTTTGCCACATCTCCTGCTGTAGTGGTCTGGTGGTTGGCGTACACGAACTTGATGCCCACGCAATCTTCAGCCACTGTGAACTGTTTGAAATAAGTAGCACTTGTTTCCACGCCGTCACTCAATCCGTCAAGGTTCATGCAACGATAAACGACCAATGTTTCAGAACTACCAGCAGCTCCAGTATCACCCTTTGGACCAGTTAAACCTATTGGACCAGTGTCACCTGGGTCACCTTTCTCACCCTTCTGACCGGCAATGTTAACGTTGGGGAATATCTTGACTCCACTTTGATTTAACGATACATTCATCATAGTGTAATCGCCCTCACAATCGGAATCTCTATTGTGTCAGATGTTTCAGTGATGCCACCATAAGTTCTGCGAATATCCATGTATACCGTTCCTCTCCATCCAGAAGTGTCGTTGACCATGAATTGAAATACTCCATCTGTCATTGGTGTAATGGTACATGTGTCCAACAGCGATCCTGCACCGTCCCGTACCTCTGACCGTAGTTCAGCTGCTTGCACAGTCGTGTCAAATGTTGCGACAAGAGAGAACGTGTCCCCCCGTTTAATTGGATCTAATCGTGTCATCTCTATTCTCCCCTCGTGACATGACTTTCTGGGTCACCAATTACACCAAGCCCGACAAGCATACTGAGGATGATGTTAAACGTTACGTCCCATTGATGAGCCAAACCTACATCAATTGTGCCAGTGTTGGTTAATATAAGGATGACGCCAGAAAACAACGATACCAGTACACCTTTGTTCCGCAGCCTAACCAGTAATTTTTGAATCATATCTTGCCAACTCCCCTTCTAAGTGAATGACCTTCTCGAGCAATTGAAGGTTAATGGTGGTTAATCGTGCTACCTCTTCTTGAAGCATTGTGATCTTCTTCTCCTGGCTTTCCATGAGCGAGGTGATTTTGTTTTCATAGAACATGTCCCTACTATTGTGTTGCTTGCCCCGTGCTATCAGATATGTGACCACGCCTGTCACAACTGACCCAACTACTCCAAGATAGACTTCCACACCGCTACCTCCTTTGAGAATCATTCTCGCCCTACAATCGATTTAATTTCTTTCTCACGGGTAAGTGGTTGCCCCGATCAATTAAAAGAAGCCCCCGTTATGGGGACTCCTTGGTCAATTCTTTTAATAAGCTTCTCCAGTGATCTCTTCGTACTGGGCCGCAGTGATCTTGCCCTTGACCACGAACACTCGCACGTTTTCTTTCGTGTAGCTTCCGGCATCGTAAGCCGACTTTACAATCTTGAACCAATCCATGATATCCCCTCCTTCCTTTCTCCCAGACTCTCTCTACATCAGGTCGTTCATGACCAGTGCCAGAATGATTTGTGCCTGTTGGTTTTGTAGATCCGTGACAGCTTCTGTGGCACTTGGTTGCCAGTTCAGATTGACCGTGAAACCATCTGTAGGATTGTAGCTGTACTTTCCAATACAGTTTTCAGGAATCAGAGATTGGTCAACGTCGAACACATCGATACTCTCTACTGCACCAAAAATCATTCCACCTACGTTGATACCGTTCTCCACCATTTCAGCAATGTTGCTAATGTAAAGCACAGCGTTGTCACCTTTTGAAACTAGAATCTTTTTCAAATCAATTACCTCCTCTTAGAATAAGTAGTCTTTCACTATCAGTTCTGTTGACGATAGCGCAAATCCGAGTGTAGCCCCAGAGTTGAGAACAGCACCACTCACTGTTGAATAAGAGTAATTAGTACCTACATTCAATCCAGTGAACGAGTCGCAAATGCCCTTCAACAAAATGTTACCGTTATTCTGCAATAAGCCAATCAGTACACCGCTCGCATACTCACCCATCCTCGAAAAATCAACAATGGCGTATTGTGTTACATACTTACTACTACCTGTTGCATTTATGAACAAAAGTACTTGATTGTTCGTTTCATCCACTAGAATGCAAGTACCACCACCACCGTCAAAAGCTGTGTAGGTGCCGAGCAAGAATGACGTATACTTATTCATCTGAGGTGAAGATACAGCCGAGAGCGTCAACCCTGAGATCGTGCATGACGATATAAGTCCAGTATCCCCCTTGTTAATATATATTGTTCCAGTGGATGATATGGTAATGTCACAATCTGTCATAGTCGATGATGCTAAGGTGGTTGTGGCTGCTCCAAACGTGATCACACCAGTAGCTACCACCACTGACAGCACATATGCTTGAACGGATACCGCCGCCGCAGGAGAATACATGAGGTAGTTGTTCGTTGCCCCAGAAGATATGGTAAGGTAATACGGCGAAAGGTTGGAACCCCAAGAAGATGTTGGTATGCCTGTGACCAAACCTGACAAGGAAAGAGTGGAAGAAGCCGCTGTCAATATAGCTGCCGATCCTGTGGCACCCGAATTCTTTGTGATAATCATAGCCTTGTCTGTGCCTACTTTGATAAGGTTGTGATAATAACCACTGACATAGGGTATAGACGCTGTCATGTCCAGAGCCGTTCCTTTACCCAGTGTGAGCGTGGATGCAGTTACAACAATAGAAAAGGTCTTCGGTGTTGCGGTTTCAGAGTATGTTATCAAAGCTTTGTCAGTAGTTAAGTTACAGCAACCTATATTGATGTTTCCACTCAAGGCGTTCAAAACAAGTTCTGTCCCCACTGTTATTGTGCTTCCAGAAATACTGAAGGCTATGCACCTTGCTGTTCCTCCGGCTGTTAATGTATAACCTAATAGGTACTTAGATCCTGCAACTAGTTCACAGATGTCAAATACGGAAGAAGCAGTCGTAATTAATGTTGTTACCGTACCGACTGATACCGTCATGCCCGAGACAGTGATCACAACACCTTGAATAGCACTAGCCGCTCCGTTAACGGTAGTTAACAAGTATCTTGTTGAATCCAGAGCTATGAGTTGTTTTTCCTTCGATTGTCTTGCTAGGTTCTTATAGCTAGTAGTTCCATCTGATGTAAAACCTGTCAACGCAGTTTTAGTTCCGAGCACTCCTGTTGGTGTCATTACTCCTGCAAAATAACCACCAGTGGAGGAAGAACCGTCACTCGCAATATACAAATAATTGCCGCCGGATATTTTTACAGTTGCAATGACATTCGGTTTGTTTGCTGCTGTCAGAGCCGAGCTGAACAAAGCATCCTGCATTTTTTGTGCCGATACTAAGGGTACGTTCTTACTCACTGTCCCGTTGTTGTTTAAGCGAACCGTGTATCCTGGCACGGGTGGCATAGCTGTGTCATACGGGTAATACTTTTCAACGTTGATTGGATTTCCGCTGAACTCGGCTGCGAGAACTGCTGATAATACGTCACTCATGTTTGACCTCCTATACCACTGTTTTGGTTACGCTTGTTATTTTTCCGTTCGTTCTGTTAAGCGTTGTTGTCACGGTAGTTCCACCTGCGACTTCTACGACTGAAGAAATGATACCGTTTGTGTAATTGATTGTCGTGGACTTGATCACCGTTGAACCGTTCTTTTCCTCGATCAGGGACACTTTGTACAACGCGTTCCTCGTAATCACAACGGTTCTGGTATCCGTGTCCAAAGAAACCGATCCTTGCTTTCTAACACTGGTATTGTCAACGCCCAGTAGATCACCCAGAGCGTTCTCGATCTTAGCCATGTTTCCGGCATTCAGCGGCGTACCTGCCTGAGTTACTGTCCCCGTATTGGGAACAAGCGTAACCTGACCAGACGTTTCACCACTCTTGTCATACCGGTTTGGAAACTGGACTACCCTGTCTTGCCACGCTGTTTTCACATATGCCATCTAATATAGACCCCCCTCTTGTCCGCATGTGAAAGCACCACTCCATCTGAAGCTCTTTGCCACCAGATCTCCATACGTCTTGATGATTTGTGTGTTACTCTCCAACCTATTTACGTCCGCGTAGGTAAACCCTTGACCTGCTGTCCATACCTTGGTGTCCAAGTATTCTGGAGGAGTCATGTTGAATGCAAAGTGGATTGCTTCCAAGTTGGTTTCAATCCTGTTGATGCTTGACAAGTAATCGACACTGGATACCGTTCGGTTGGTCACAACAGTAGGAGTCGGGACAGCGTATTGAATACTTTGCAAGTACGTTGCCAGGTCAAGCATATTCTGCTCGATCCTGTTCCAATCCCCGAAGTTGATATAGTCATCACTTGACCAATCCGTCTTGTACGTTGCCATTTAATTCGCCACCCCTCTCGCTTCTGTCGTACTTTGAACGTAACCTTCATATTTCAATTCAGTCCGTGTCACATAAGCATTCAACCCTGTGCCATAACTTGTACCGATTGTGACAACATCTCCAACTTCATGGGCTTGATTACCGCGCCAGTTGATGTTGTAAATTGCACGGTTGTTCTTCTGAGCCAGTATCCATTGACCAACGATAGCAGCTCTGTCAGTTGTGTTGATCAGCGTGTTACCTTCCAATGTCAATGTATCACCCAGTGTCACACCGACTGCGGCCGAGCTTGTAACAACGCCTGTACTGAGGTCTGTCCAATACTTTACGTCAACCTGTTTCACAACCTTGTCCAATACGATTCGAGGTTCGGCGTATTGTTCGTTCAGAGAGATTGTGTCAACAGATGAGGTAGGTGCAGGAACAGCTTTGACCGTGATGACATTGTCCCTTGTGACATAGACATTAGCGCATCCTGCTAGTGCAATCATTTGCAGAACGTCTTTGCAGTTAACCTTCTGTGCCATAGAGTTTGTCAAGATGCTGTCCAATGCCGGATCAACGCTGTAGTTCGTGATTCCACATAGACCGAAGACGTAGATTGCAAGTTGTCGCAATGAACTGGGATTTTCAGTCAGCTGCTCATACGGCACGTTCGACATTAGGTCAAGTCCTGTCCGAGCATAGAAGGTACTTGTCAGTGAACCCTCATCTGATTGCCATTCCCATAGGAAGTAGTTGCCCACTGGAACCCATTCAATCGAACCATCGTCCAGCTCAAGACCGATCTCAGCAATGACCTGTTGCTTCTGTTGCAATGACTTGTAGAAGCCAACGGGATTCAAGATGTTAAACTCACGGCTACTATTGTCTACAGTGAATTGGAATTCTGGTGAAGGTAATTCCCCAGTTGTTAGATCCATCTCTTCCGTGAGCTGCATACTGATCAGACCAAGTTCGCCCGTGTAGACCTTGACAATCCCGAAGTCAATCTCAGATACCCGTGCTCGCCTGTTTGGGACACTCCATTTGGTGATTGTGACTGTCACTTTACGGTAGTTTGTTAACTGACCTTCTGCCGTTACCTGGGCAAGACTGTTGCCAGTGTACGGATAAGATACGATCACATTGTCACTGCTGTCATACGCCGTGATGGTGAAGTCTGTTGCCCATTCGTTGCCCACCGGATCGAACGTTACGGTCAAGCCTACCGAAGAGTGGTCAGCGTTGAATGCGACTGTGACTTGTGGTCTAGCAGTTCCGTCTACTATGGTTGTAGATGGCGTTGGGCTTTGTTCCAATTGAATAGCATACAAGTACAACTCAGTTTCAAGCGTGTCTTGATGGGAGATTCTACAGTCAATATTTGATACAGTCCTACCTCCGCTTGGTGTCAAGGTGGCTGTCAACTCGTACACATTAGCGCCCAAGTCTGGTCTAGCTACCCTTGTCGTGGCTGAATTAGTCCAAGTCAAATCCGTGTAGGAGAGATCGGTGTAATACATAGTACCGCCGCAATTTATACTGTTGATGTCGCCTTTCAGCAGCTTTACGACAGCCTTGACCGAGTGGGCTGCTGTGGGTCTATTCGGTACGTTCCTATAGGCATACCCTGTGGTGAGAGGTTGTCCTGCCCCATCGTAGAGATACATTACCCCGTTCTGCCCGCTGATTGGGTTAAACACAGACCCGTTCCAAGACAGTTGGTCAAAGCCGGGCTTAAACCAACCTGCTACCCCTGTCTTGAACATTGGGTCAGGTATAAGGTTCGTCTGGAGAAATTCTCCCAGAGGATTACAGATCATGTCACTAGCCCAACCGACTTCACCATTGTTGGACAATGTATCGTCCGCGAATGAAAAAGAACCGTCCAGTTTGAAACGATCCTGTTCCAACGTTGCAAGATTGTTTGTCATACCGCGCACCTTGTTGGTCAGTTGAGCCTTGTTACTCAGTGCAAACTCTCCACTGGTAGATATGCTTGCCACATCACTGGAAGCCGTTATATCAGAGACATCAAAAGTGACTCGACCTTTGTTTGCCCGAGATTCGCCGTAAATGCCATCCTTGTATTTCTGACTTGCGTTGTACAATTACGTCACCTCTCTATCAAGTCAAATTTGCAATCCTTGTATATTGGAGTGCCACCGATGTAACTGACCATGCCAACCGTGCGATCTCCTGCATAGAAGCTTGCTGTCCTGTTACCACCTGTCTGTGGATCAAGATATGTCACAGAGAAGCTCGTAACGTCCAGTTTCTGTAGAAGTAATGACAATTGAGTTGGTGTCAGGTAAGCATAATTGATAGTTAACTTCCTCTTTGTAGCAATCTTCTCGATGATCATATAGCCTGCTGCATTTCTCTCAGCCTTTGAGATCATCATGATTCCCACATCGAAAGAAGAAGGGGTAGGTTGTGCAACCCCATTGATTGAATACAAAGTAGCCATGTTCCTACCTCCTAAATTCTGTTTAACATTACTGTTTTGTTTCCGCTTGCGTTCTCGATGTACGGAGCAACGATACGGGCAAACTGGCGACCATCGATGTTCAAGATGATGTCACCTTGTTTGGTGTTGTTGTTCTGTTTCGGCTGCGAGAATTGCATTGCTTGAACAACCGCTGTAGCAACCAATCCAGTGAGTCGGTCCAGTGGTGCAACAACCTCTGTTCCGGCTTCACCAATCAAGGCATGTGTCGGACCAGTTGTGATACCACCCTTTGCCAAAGCTATCTCTGGAATGTGTGGGATCTGTGGGAAACCAAACGAACCACCACCGACTTTACCAATGCCAGGTATATCAACACTCGGAAGCGTGATCTTGAGCGCGGCCATGTCATCGAAGAACTTGTTTATCATCTTGATAACACCGTTGATCTCACCCTTGATCGTCTTACCGAGCGATGACCAGAACGAGCCTGATGTGATCAAGTTCCAAGCCGATTCAATAGCCGTACCAATTGGTTTGAAGGTATCAGCAATGCCGTTCTTGACCTCAGTGATCTTATCCTTGATCGTAGTCCACATGTCTCCCCAGAACTCACCCGATGTGACCAAGCCCCATGCTGTTTTAATAGCTGTTCCAATAACTGCAAACGCCACTGGCATGTTCTCTACTGCTCTGGTAAAGATAGCTTTGATTGCTAACCAGATATCGAGCCAGAACTCAGCAGATGTGACAAGCTTCCAAGCAGTTGCGATTGCTGTACCTATTGGCTTAAACGTTTCAGCCATATTCTTGACAGCTTTGTCAAACACATCAGTGATAGATGTCCAAAGGTTAGCCCAGAACTCACCATCCGTGACTATTGCCCACGCTGTGCCAATTGCATCTCCGATAGGCTTGAACTTCTCAGCCATGTTATCCTTGATGTTTTTGATCGCATCCCACATGGCTTTCCCGAGATCTGCCCAGACTTCAGCAGATGTGATCAAGTTCCACGCAAGCTTGAAGCTCGTGAAGATAGTATCAAAGTGGATACCAAAGTTATCAGCTACGGCTTTAATCGCGCCCCAGACAGCCGTTCCAAGGTCAGCCCAGAATTCAGCACTGGTAACTTTGTTCCATGCAGTTTTAACATCTTGTCTGAAGTCCGCGCCAAAGATCGAGTCAGGGTTGATCCAGAAAACATCTTTCCAGAATTGCTTAACCTCTTCCAGATCGATGCCAAAGAACTCAGCAAGACCTTTACCTGCAAGGATGTTACCATCCAGAATTTTTCCAAGACCTTCTTTGATCGTGTCCCAATCAAGGTTCATCAGACCATTGAGGACATCCAAACAACCTGCCAAAGCCAGTGTGAAGCCGTCGATGATATCTGATCCACCATCCATCGTTGACCAGAAGTTTTTAACAGCTCTGTCCTTCAGGACTTCGAGTAGCTTTTTCATCCCAGGTGAGTCCATGAGATTGTTGAATGATTCTTTCAACTTCTTTGTCGACTCTGCCAATTGATCGATCCGATCTAAGAAGTCCTTGACGTTCTTGTCTTCCATGATCTTTTTGAAGACTTCCTTGACCTTTTTCCCGAACTCTTCCAAATCCTTTGACAACCCTTTGGTGTTAGCAGGATTAGGAGGTTTCTTACCAGAAGTAGGATCAGCACCTTTTCCAGCACTGTCACCGTCAGCAGTACCCAATTCATGGACTTGGTCAAATGAAGCAACAGAGTTAGCCTTCTTCTTCGCGTCTGCCAAACCACCAAGAGCATCAGCTTGATTGTTATAGGCATTTGTTTGAGCGTCTGTGCCGGATGTGTCACCTGCGTCATAGCCAAATAGCACCCTTGTAAATACTGCAAACTTCTGAATTACTTCATCTAGCCACCCTACCAAACTGGACAAGGCAGGAAGTATAGCAGACCAGATCGGCATGAAAGCTTGTCCCAGGTGAAGCTTGAGATCTGCCAACGATGCTGAAAAGACAGCCGTCTTAGTTGCCAAGTTGGATGCCAAGGTGTTACCGTATCTCTTGGTTACTTCATCGAGAATGTATTGATACATGATTGCTTTTTGCATTCCAGTTGTGAGAGCCGAGAAATGCTTGACCCCACCAGCCAATTCCTTGAACGCTTTGGAATGTTCAACGGCAGTTGCGCGGACATTAATCCCCAACTCATCTGCTCCATCGGCTTCCATGTTCATCGCACTACGAATCCGATTTGAAACCTCTTGCTGATCCATGCCGAGCTTTGAACGCAAGATAGCCGAGACTTCCAATAGCTTTGTGGTTTTCTTGGACAAGTCTTCTTGGTCTTTGGCAGAGTCGAACAACATGTTGGAATACGTGTTACCATACTCTGCAATCTGTGCTTTCGAGTAGCCCATTGCGCGACCAGTAGTATCAGCCCATTTGTTGAAACCTTCTGCCGATGCTCCCAATCGTGCAGTCAGCGTACCCATCCTTGCTTCAAATTGGATGGCATCGTTTGTTGCGTCCTTGAGGAAACCGAAGCCTACATACGCCCCAGCAAGGGCTGCAAGCTTACCACCGATACCACCTAACATTGCCGAGATGCCGCCAAGCCCTTTGCCCGCACCGTGTATTTCACCGATAGAGTGCTTCATGCTGGTTGACATTTTCGACATCGTGTGGGTGGCTTTTTCTGCGGCAGTGTTTAACTGACTGAAATCGGCACTAGCTACAACCGATATCTTTTTTGCTATAGCCATGATTTATCCCCTTTCTTCAAGAATTGGGTCAGTCACACCACCAACTGACGAATGATAGCCCATGACATTCATGAGCATTTCCTCTGCCGTCATTTGTTTTGGTGTACTCTCTTTGCCCATCAATTCATTGAATGGTTTGAGAGTTTCGACCCGTTGCCAGTAGGCGTTGATATATGCCAAGAACAGATCGCTCTCTTCTTTGTCCTTCGCTGTTTCTCGATTAAGTTCGGCACATACACTCAATTCAAAAGGGGTCATTTCGTTATACTCAGCCAACGATACTTTGAGATAGCGAGACAGTTTGAAGGAATCGTTCCAGTCCCAGTCAGGAGGTTCGGTTATCTCGCCTTCTTCCGTCCCACCGCTTGACCGTTTGGGTCAGCACTACCAAATGCTTTCGACAATGCTTCAGATACCTTGGAGATAGTGTCCTGGATGTCGTTATCATCGAGCCAATCTTCTACCTGTTCGATAGTGATCGTTTCTTTATTCGCACGGGCATCAGAAAGAAGACCCGCGTAAACAAGACGTTCAATCTCTTCGAAGTTGAAACCACCCTTGCCCATGTCTTCAATAGACGTACCTGTCAGGGCTTGGTACATCTTGAGTGCTTTGTGACCGAAACGTAGTTCACGGGGACGGTCAAAATTTATCAGTACTACATCGTTGTTGTTAGTCATTGGAAATGCTCCTTTTGGATTGGGGTTTGTGATTACTTAATAGAAGGAAAAAAATAGAAGGGGTTGTTACGCCCCTTCAAAACTAGACAGCTGCTGTAAACGTTGGAGCACCTACGACCTTGATTGATACGTCGAAGGACACCACATTATCTACTGCGGCTTTATGCTTGAAGCTTGTTACGATTCCAGTGAAGACCCACTTGGAACCAGTTGCAGCTCCACCTGCTGCTGGGAATTGGACCGTGTACTGAGCCGATGTGCCCGAGTTGAAATCTGTGATGAAAATGTCATGGTCGAAGGAAGAGTACGATCCGCTGATTGACAGGTCATCTACTTCGCGGAAACCTTGGATGAACGTTTTATAGCCACCTGCTGTATCGAGTCCAGTTGTATCGATCGTCCCGGCTTTCAAAGACAATCCATCAATGGATGTTAGGAATGCAATAGCTGCACCTGCCGCTTTCTTCAATGTCACGCCTTGCGATGGTGTTACTGCTGATACTACTGGCATGGTTTGTTACCTCCGTTATATTCTGATTTTGAATTCTGTGAAACAATGGTTCTCTTTGGTGATGGGATCGACATGCTCTTCCGGCTGCTCATAATGAACGTGCTGTACTGGGATCAGGTCCGTGCCCATCGTTGACTGTTCCAATAGAAGCAAGCTATCAATCATGGTGTTGGTGTAATTCTTCATGTCGGAATAACTACCACCCACAACGTGAACCGTAACGTCAATCTCCCGTTGTTGCCCATACCCTTCCAAAACGCGATCTCTATCACCGTAAGATGACTTGTACACAATGTAGGGGACAGGCGTACCTTCTGGAGCAATGAGTGGGAACACTTTGGGCAGAACCTTTTTGAGTTCCTGTGTCAGTGCTTTTTCAAAATTAGCCATTACTTCATTCCCCTCTGCAATGCGTCAATATCTTTGCTGATGACTTCGAGCATCTTGTTCTGTACGGCTGATTCTTCGGCTTCGGCTGTGTCTCTCATATAATGATGACCAGGAACGAATCCTTTGGCACTTTTGAAACCGTACTCCATAGATGCAGGATAGTAGCCAGTTTGACTTGTACCACCGTACTTGCCGACCTCTTTGATTTTCTTCTGGAACACGAAATTCAAATCTGGGTTATTAGCCACATCAAACTCGGCTTTACCAGATCGGTTCCGTTTCTTGCCGTTCTTCCTCTCCATGACAATAATCGAGTCACGAAGATGACCATCCTTGACAGGAAGATGACCAGAAGACAGAATCTTCTTTCGCACCATAACTGCTCCGGCTCGGGCTGCTTTCTTGACCGTCTTCTGAGGAACTTTTCCAAGCTCTTTGAAGAAGGCCGCACACTCTTCAACACCAAGTACCGTAAAGTTCACACCTGCCATTACAAAAACTCCTTACACATGACTTGCAGCTCTTTGTTCATCTCTTGGAAATTGATGATAGCAATGATCGTGAAAATCCTTGTTCCGAACATGATCCGCATGTCAGCAGAAAGTCCTGGCACATATCTAAGATTGACTTTTGTGGTGATCTCAGAGTTGACTTCTACAGCAGAAATGTAGTCCTTACCGCTGACAGGATAGATACCTGCCTTGACTGTGACGACATCGTCCCATTGTGGGATCTGTTCACCGTAGTCGTTAGTTGTGATGGACTGTTTTTGGAACGTGACAGGGTGACGGTACGATCCGGCATTTTGCAGGAACTTTGTCATATGTCACCTCCTACAACAAGTTGGTCGAATGCGCGTTCAATAGTTGCTCGATCACGAATCCGATCTTGTTCGATTCGACATGAACCATGCGATTGTCATACATCTCATTTGCGAGAACGTACAAAGCAATGGTCAAATCTTCGTGATCATCTAGGTCAGCCAGTACGAGTCCCGTATAGTTGACAACGAACTGTTTTGCACCCATTAGGATAGCAGTCCAGAGGTTGTCATCCATATCGTGGTAGCAGTTGGCGTAACCTTTCAGATCGGAAATAGTGACTTCACTGATCTTCATGGACTACCTCCTTAAGCAAAACAAAGGGGGCGGTCAAACCCCCTACGTCAAACTATTTGCCCTTGTAAGCGACAAATTTCTGTGGTTCAGTAATCTTTGCATCAGCTTCAAGAGAAGCAAGGACACCAACGCTGTAAGTGTCGGCATAACGCTCATTCAGAACTTGGATCTCAACGTCCTTAACGATCTTCATGGATACACCAGAGAAGTCACCATAGAAGATTTCCAGAGCATTGACAGCAATGACAGGCATGTTGTCGGAAAGCAATACTGGTTTGCCAAGCAAGCTGAAACCAGTACCTTCTGCAAGGTTGTTACCAAGCAGCAGCGTGTTGTTACCTGCACCGGCAGTCAGACCCGCGAGGTAACCATAAGTTGTCGGATGCATCAGCCATTTTGCTCCACCCTGCATCGATTGGGGAACTTTCAGTTGAAGGTTGATCAACTCTTGTGGAGTGATTACCAGAGTAGTAGCACCACCTGTAATTTGACCAGCTGCGATAGTAGCAAGACCGTTCAGTTTGCCGGCACCTGTGCCAGTAGCAACCAATTCACGCTCAAGGAAGTGGGCCAGTGCCTTGCCGATAGCGTTGACGATGAATGGAACAACGTCTACGTCAGCACGATTGATCAGCGACTTGGAAATCAGGGACAATGCAACAACGATGTTGTTAGTCAGTGTCACAGAACCAAAGTCAGCGTTCGAACCAGTGATTACAGCCATCTCCGTGTAGTAGCCAGCAGGGATGTGCTGAGTGTAGTCGTAAGTTGGGATTACGAGATCACCCTTGAAGTTATACATTTCAACTTCACCAAGGATTGGCGATAGGTTGACTACCTTGTCTACAATTTTTGCTGCAATAGCTTTCGGAATTACAACGCCTTGACCACCTACGGACAGTGCCGCGCGAGTCTCAGCTGATTGATCACCACGGATGTAAGCTACAAACGCTCTTTCTTCCTTTTCAAGTGCTTGGGCACGAAGCTCAACTTCTGTTGGTTCTACTACAACTGGCTTTGTCATTGCGCGTGTTTCCTCCTCCAATTTAAGTGTTGCGTCGATGTTTGCGATCTCTGTACGAACTTCTGTGACACGGGCTACTTCCTCAGTTGCTAGGCTGCGAGATTCCTTTTGTGCAACGGCAACTAGACCTTCCATCTCTTCGATGAGGTCATTGCGTTTTTCAATTAATGCTTTCATGGACTTAGTGTCCTCCTTTGAGTTTGTCGATCATGATTTGTGTTTCTACAACCGTGTAATCTGGGACAGGAACCTCGACTTCTACAGCACGTTCTTCCTGGTCCTCAACGACAGTTACTTCAAGCGCAATCTCTTCGAATCGTTGTTCCGTCACTAACCCACGGGCTTCAATGGTGGTAGCGACATAGGCCGGAGTGCAGTCCAAAATAGACACCTCTATCAAATCCAAGCTGTCTACGAACCGCCTTTGCAATCCGTTGTCTGCTTCAGCCCAACGTTGCTCGGTAGCGATAAATCCAAACGACCAACCTCTTAGTTCGCCAGCCTTAGCTTTGGCAACAACTTGATCATCCGTGACAGTACAAATAGCCCGGAGACCAATTGTGTCCTCGAACAATTGAAGGTTATCACCAGTGCTGCCCAACTTGCGATCAGGTCTGTGATTGAATAGCAGGTCAACCTCAGAACGGCGTTGCAGGGAATCAGCAAACGCTTTGGGCATAATCTGTTCAACAAACTTACCTCTCGGGGATGGCAACTGACGCGAATCTCTGGTATGAACATTGACATAACCATCAAGTGTCACGCTGTTATTGCGGATCTCAACTTTCATTTTTCTTCACCTCCTTCGGGTTGGAAGTGGAGTCTGCCTTGGGATTCTCACCTTTGGCAGAAGGTTTACCTGATGCGTTAGGATCGTTGACCTGCTCTATGCCACCTTCGCCCAGTTTGACTGCCGAGTTAGTGTTCAACACGAACAGATCCTTCGTCTTCGGATTGTAGAGCGCATCTGCAAGGGACAGTTTGACAAAATCAAGTCCGAGAGGTTCATACTTCTCAATCTTCCGAATCTCATCAATCTGTAATAGCCCGTTCTTGATTGCGATCTCATAAGCTTTGTAACGCTTTTCAATATCTGCTGTCAGGATAGGAGTCACATCGAATCGGAATACAAGCTTGTCCTTCTCATTGGTCAGGAGCATCGTAGCGTTTATGGCTGCTTCAAATGCTTCGAGCAAAGGCAGGATAGCAAGCTTGACAAAGGATGCGTACATCTCCTCATTGCCGCCAGTAGCCTTACCGTTGAACAGTTCAATAGGTATACCGAACATGTTGAAAATGTCCTGGTTATTACTGATCTTGTTTTGATTGACCTGCATTTCGACCGCGCTGTTATTGCTCTCCTTGAACTCAAGACCGTCATTCAAAACAATTACATTCTCGCTGTTGTTCTTGTGAAGATTGTTCCAAGCGTTCTTCAATTCGGTCATAGCATTGGGTGATAGGCGTGTCTTACTTAGAAGGAAGCCCTTCTTGTTACCACCTGTCTTGTACAACATTTCCTCGAACAGGATCGTGTTGTATGCAAGGGATAGCATCTTGTTGTTCTCAGCTAGGACACCAAACCCAGTGCCACCGTTTGCCGTGTTTCTCAAAAGCTTGATGAACTCATAGTCACGATAGGAAACACCGTTGACCAGGATGTCGTTGCGCTTGAACACAGGATCTGGGGAAGACACTACCGACACCGAGCCACGGCTTACATAGTGGATGGACTTAACCTTGTTCCGAGATTTGTTGATGAAAGCATAACCACCGCCGTAAGTTAGGAAATCAGTGACCATACCTTTCTTAAGCTGGAAACCGTCCAGTGTATCACCTGTCTCTTTGTTGAGAAGGGCAACTCGCGGATCATCATAAATCTCTTCAATGCGGTCACCTTCCGTCTTGTATAACTTGATGGGCAGTGATGCTACCGTGTTGGATATCAGATGTACCGAGGAACTGAAAGCAGGAATAGTCATTGCTTGTGATGCTGTGATCGTATTCGTGCCGACACCAGCTGCTAAGAGGATATCTTCAAGCGTCTGCCGAACCTCAACCTGTGGCTCTTTCTTGCCGAACCATTTTGCCATTTTTGTTTCACCTCCCTCCTAAAGTACGGCTGCTCCCCAACCACTTTCGGCGTTGAAGACAACGTCCTGTTGCAAGAGGTATATCGAATTCACTAGGGCGGCAACTTCGTCTATTTTTCCGGCACTTCGCTTCTTGTTTACATACATGTTCAAGTTGTTGTCATAGATAACACGGGCATTCTGGAAGTTGATTTCCAGTAGCGAATTAGCTACATAGAAGAACTCGCCGTTAGCTATCTTTTCTTGCAAGAGCTTGGTTGGGGCATGGAGTACACTGGAATGCTGTTTCGTCTCGACAGCAATGTATCCGGCACGTTCCCACCGCTGTGCAGAGCTAAGGCAGTTGTAACGGTCATAGCTAATGCCCACAACTGTGCAGCCAAACTTACTCTCGATATCCAAAACCATATCCTCAATGAAACCGTAATCCACAGTCTCTGTACCACAGGAGAACACCTTTCCCTCTCTTATAAAATCGTGATAATTGACCTTCTCGACTCTGTTCTTTTCTGCTATCCGATCAGTTGGAACAAAGGCGTAAACGTCAGCGTAAATCTTCATATCCTCTTCAGTCGCTATAGCCACCGCGCAATTATCTGTTGTAAGTGCGAGATCCACCCCTAGCCAAACGTTTCGACCCGAAAAGTCAAACGAATCAATCTTGCCTTTGCGAAGAACGTTGACATCGACAAAAGCTTCACCAGACTGTGATGCCATGAAGTGATTGACATGCTTGGTCAGGAACTCTTCTCTGAGGGAAGGAAGCTCCAAAGCTTTGGCACGACTGTCACGAATCTCCTCGATGTTCTGGGCGATCCTTAACGGGTTGCTCATTTCGAGACCATGGTCTGTCCAAAGGTTCTCTTCGTCAGCATAGTAGAGCAGCGCAAAACATCTTTCATCCACGATTGAGCCGGAATAGACTTTTCGAAGGTAGGCAATCTCTTCTAAGAAGATCGAGCCATCAACACTGTAAGCTGTTGTGATACGAAATCTCAGCGGATTCAAAACGCTAAGTTGACCTGACACCATTGCAGCGTAATTGTCGTATGAAGTCATCGCGCCCATTTCGTCACAAATTATTGCTTGGGGACGTAATCCATTGTTCGAATTCGCGTCAGCGGTACGTGCCTGGTACGTCGAGTTTGTGATCAGCGACTTCATCTTCCCGTGCAAAGTGGCAGGTGTTGTGAAATGCTTGGACAATACTTCAGACTCTGTGATGAGCTGCGTCAAAGCCTTTTTCGTTTCTCCGGCGAGTTCGCGATCCTTGGATATGGAATACACTTCGCTGAAATTTTGTTCAGTCAGAAGGAGCAGTAGAATTACCACAGCGCAAAGAAACGTCTTCCCGTTCTTCCTCGGAATCCATAGCGTGTTATCTCTGTAACGCATCCGTTGATCGTTATCTTTGAAACGCCATCCAAACACGTTGACAAGAAAAAAACACTGGAAATCAGCAAGTCCCTCAATGAGGGATTGTCCAGCTGAAAAACCAGTGGCAAATGTGATTACTTCGAGGATGGACTCGATTTGGTCAATCTTGTCGATGTCAAAATAGAAGCGAAAATCATCGTCGTGCTGCCGTGTATCATAGTCATTCAAGAACCATTCACACTGCGTTTTGACCTCGTTTGTAGTGATTTCAACGCCAGAAATGACGTTTTCTGCGTATCTCCGTGCATTATCAAGCAGAATGCTCAATTTTCATCACTTCACGATCTTCAGCGCGTTCAACAGAGGGTCTTCCTTCTTTTGTTGCGCTTTAATAGTGTTAGATCCCATCTTGGCCCGTGCCTGGGGCGTAAGGTTGAAATCAGTGGAATGTTTAGCACACTCTTTGACCAATTGACTGCGAGCAGCCAACATTTGCTTGTCAAACATGTTCTGCGGGTTCCTGTTAATCATGTCATTGAGCGTCTGCAGCTGATCCAGAGCGAACACATACTGTGATAGGTTTTCAGAATCTACGTTAGTGAGGATGCCTGACGCTTCCAGTTCAGAGACTAGATCATTGAACAATTCGACCTGTTTCTCACTCAAATAATGAGAGGGTCTAATATCATCGGAAGCACCTTTCAAGCGTGTTTCCTGTGCTTGTCGTTCTGCTTTTTCAGCTTTGGTCAAGTTCTTTGATGTGACACTTAAAGCCATGTTTGGTCTAGCCAATGTTTACACCACCTTATTATTGGAATGAGATTTTTGGTGGACTCTGAAGGATTCGAACCTCCGTCTGTGGCGTTTCAAACCACCGCTAGAGCCAACTCAGCTAAGAGTCCGTGTTGTCCCACCCGCCTATCTGATTTATCCACGATTTCATGTCGTGTCGCTCGTCAGTGGGAACGTGTTGAAGAGGTCTCCCGAGGTCAGCAATACCGTCATGGGCGAGATAGCGGTTTGACCTCCTCATATATGTACAGTTCCTGTATCCACTTTTTGCCCAAAATGTCAAGTATTTTGAAAAATAAATAAAAAAAAGTCCTCACCCGTAGGAAAGGACTATCAAAAAACCTGTTAAAATGGTGAATATTATTACAGTGGCGATAGTGGGATATTTATAAGCGAACTCTTCAAACTTGTTCATCCTAGTGGACACAGTCGGCTGTTCCTGTTTCGATAGACTTCACATCGTAATAAAATGAACCTTTGGAAAGCTGCTTCTCAGGAGGATGTTCAAAGGAATAGCTCTGGACAGGGGTTGGGATCGTTGTGAAGGTTATGCTACCAATGTATATACCGTCAAACCACAAGATGCTACTCCCACATTCGGACAACAGGCCAGTGCTAACAGGCTGCTCTTCAACAAAGTCGTTATAGAACGGATTCACATGTCGATCCTGTGTTGCATCAATACGTGGCTTATGATCACCAATGAATCTACGGATGGAATTGTACTCTTCGGGAGACAAATACTTCTTCAACCGGGACTTGGCACGACCAAGGGACTTTACCACGTTAGGGTGTTCAAGGTCATTCCTAGCAGCAATCTCTTCAACAGTGAACCCGCCATCATAGTACAATCCCAGAATCATCAACTGGTGCGGAAACTTGTCAAAGATTTGGACCACCTTGGCTCTTACATCAGCGGGGAACGTGATCTTACCAGAGTTGTTACGTGGTGCTGCTCTATCAGCGATACCTTCAATGGTGCGCTCGTTTTGGTACGGGTCTCTCAGGGCCTGCTTCTTGGCTGCGGCAACCTCGTTGTTGATTTTGGCAATGGACTTGTTCTGCATCGTTATCAGTTCCTCTCATACTCAGGTAGTGGTACACCCGTGTAATCACAGAACAGTAACGATTTTCACAACCTTACCTTTTACAAATCAGAGGAAATAAAACGTAATGCTCCAAACCCTTGATATCACTGGGTTATTACCTTATTACTACTATTACTATTTTTTATAATATATAATATATATAGAGAACACAGAAACAGGAATGGCTCTATGGCAAAAGCTTTGGGGCAGATTTGTGGTAATTTGTGCAGAATCATGCAATCCCTTGCCAGCCGTGGGTTACAGCCACTTTTTGATCCCCTGCATTACCTTTCGGAAATGGTAATCAGCCCTTGTCACTGCCATTCTCAGTACATTCTCATTGATAATCATTATCACCATGGTGGATTTGGGGAGAACTTTTTGTTCTTATAGGCAGGTGCGGTCGTAGGCGGGTCGCTAACTTTTCGTTAGTGCGAGGCGGGGGGCTAAATCGTCACAGCGTTAATGCGTTGATACGTCTATACTTCACTGTGTTAAAGTAATGATGTATGGTTACCTATCTAAATGACCTTCTACTATGTCACAGCTGCTGCACAGTACTGGTATATGGGTGCCCCACCCTGTGTCATTTTATTGTGGTCAATCATCAACACTGTACAAGGAATGGACTATGTGTATGTACCCCGATGTGTCAACGATTATAATATCAGTCATTCAATTAGTGTTATGTCCTAGCACTGCTCTATCATCCTGCCTACCCCTGTACATATTGTTACTACCCTTGCCCGTGTGCTTGCCCTGTGTACATACCAATGGTGCCCACACTACTGTTACCCCTGTGCACATGTTGTCCCAGTTTGTTTCATTCATTGACCGCCCACTACCCACACCCTGTCTATACCCACATGAGACCTCGTAG